GAAGAATTTCGAAGGACATATTTTGTTGGCTAAACTAATGGACAAGGAGCCCAGATGAACGCTGTCGCACTCAAAGCACCCCGACCACTGAATCCCAAATCAGCAGACACCAAATACACCGGTGGCGAACCCGAATGGCGTTTGCAACCCGAAAGCGAATCGCGTGCCTCGGCCTTGATCGCTGCTTTCACCTGGTACAATTACCACTACGATAAAAAGACCGTGAAAGAATTGGTGATAGACTGGTTGATCCGCAACGATCGCTCACGCGATGCCAAGGACTTTGTCCGCGTGCCAGAGTCTACTATACGAAATCAGACTGGATGGTTGTGCCGCATGAACATCATGGGCCTGGATCTAAATGAACATGAACTCCTGGCAGTGGACACGGCCATCACCGAGCATCTGCGTACTGTTAGAGCCATCAGAGAAGTGGTCAAGGCCGCTGAACCCGACGCTGTGGCTCGGCCCAACATCCAGGATCGACTGCGTGACAAGATGGTGGAAGCCGCGGGCGAGATCGAAGGCATGTATGATGACATGATCGTGGCCGGAGCTAAGATGTCAGCGGATTTCAAACCTTTGCTGGTATTGCGAGGCATGAACGTGGCACCACAGATGGTGGGCGAAATAGCCCAGCACTGGAAGTCCAGGCTGGAAGAACTGGAAGAAGTGATCCGCGGCAAAGACGCACAGTTGGTAGAAGGCTATGGCCAGTTTGGCAAATTACAGGTCAAAAATCTAGTGAAGTTTGCGGAACAAGTCATCGCTGACTGCGGATCATACGTGCAGATCAAGAAAGTAGAACGCAAGCCTCGCAAGAAAAAGCCAGTGAGTGCAGAAAAACTCACGGCCCGATTCAAGTATCTCCGAGAGTTTGCGGAACTCAAACTGCAGAGCGAACCTGTCACACGCTTGGTCAATGCCCAGGAAGCCTGGTTGTACGAAACCAAAAAGCGTAAGTTGATCTACGTGGTGGCCGACACACACGCAGGATCGTTCACGGTGAAAGGCAGCAGTCTCATCGGATTTGATCCCACCAACTCTGTGCAGAAGACCCTGCGGAAACCTGCAGAGCAGATAAAGGCATTGCTCCAGGGCGGTGTAGCCCAGCATCGCAAGTATTTCAAAGATATCCGGGCTACAGAAATCAAGTTCAACGGTCGCGGCTCGGAGAACTTGATACTGCTCAAGATCCGCTAAATATCTGGGCAAGGAGCCCAGACATGGCCAATGGTCAAAACCCACTCAACGATTCTCTAGATCCGCTGAAAAAGCAGTTGATCGAGTATGTACAACTGCAACTGGCTGACCAGATCATCGACATCGAACTGGACCCCAGCCATTACGAAGCCGCTTATCAAAAAACCCTGGGCACTTATCGTCAGCGGGCCCAGAATGCCTATGAAGAATCCTACAGTTTCATGCAACTGTTGGACAACGTGAACGAATATTTCCTGCCGCAGGAAGTGATCCAGGTGCGGCAGATCTTCCGTAGGACCATTGGCATCACTGGATCAGGTGGCTACAGTTTTGATCCCTTTGGTGCGGCTACCTTGAACGTGTATCTCCTAAACTTCAATCAAGCCCAGGGCGGGTTGGCCACTTATGATTTCTACCAGCAGTACGTGGAACTGGCCGCAAGGATGTTTGGTGGCTACATCAACTATACCTGGAATCCTGTGACCAAACGCCTGCAACTCATACGTGATCCTAGAGGCAACGGTGAAACCGTTTTGCTATGGACCTACAATCTCCGTCCGGAAATCACCCTGCTCAGCGATTTCCAGATATCGCAGTGGTTCCGCGACTACATGGTGGGTGCTGCCAAATACATCATCGGCGAAGCCCGGGAAAAATTCCAGACCATAGCCGGACCACAGGGCGGTGCCAGTTTGAACGGTGCCCAGATGAAAAGTGAAGGCCAAGCCATGATGGACAAGGGCATCGAAGATCTCAAACTGTATGTGGATGGTTCACAGCCCTTGACCTTTGTGATCGGCTAGATTGCTCTAGCACTATACCAAATTCCATGCTATGCTAGAGCATGGACATCATGATCGACATCGAAACCTGTGGCACTGGCGTGGACGCCTGTGTCCTGACCATCGCTGCCCAGACCTTTGATCCCTTGCAACGCACTGCTGAATACAGCGATCGCTGGTACTATGCCAGGGTTGATCCTGACAGCCAACCTGATCGCAACATCAGCGACGGCACCATAGCCTGGTGGGCCACACAGCCCAAGGCAGCACAGGAAGAAGCCTTTGGCACTGAAGGTAGGATACCTTTGAAGCAGGCCCTGGAAGAACTGCATCGCCTGACCTGGCAGTGTAAAAGAACCTGGGCCAACGGTCCAACTTTTGACATGAACATCCTGGAGCATGCCTACAAGAGCCACAACATGGTGCTGCCATGGCAATACTACATGGTGCGTGATGCAAGAACTGTGTACAGCCTTTGCCCAGGACTAAACACTTATCCAGCCAGCCATCATGCCCTGGAAGACTGCCGGAGGCAGATCGATCTCTTATGGGACACGCTGGAATATCTCAAAATCAAGGAACTGAAATGATCATTGGCGTATGCGGGCTTATTGGCTCGGGCAAGGATACCACGGCAGATTATTTGGTGAACATCCACGAGTTCCGGCGTGACAGTTTCGCTGCTACCTTGAAAGATGCTGTAGCCTCGGTATTTGGCTGGGATCGAGACATGCTGGAAGGTCGTACTAGAAGCAGCCGAGAGTGGCGAGAACAGCCCGATGAGTGGTGGAGTGCTAGACTGGGCAGGACCATAACGCCACGCTGGGTGTTGCAGTACTGGGGCACAGAAGTGTGTCGTGTGGGCTTCCACGATGACATCTGGATCGCCAGCTTGGAAAACAAACTGCGACACAGTGAGGACGATGTGGTGATATCTGACTGCCGTTTCCCCAATGAAATCCGTGCCATACGTTCAGCAGGCGGGCATGTGATCCGTGTGGTGCGTGGTGCCGAGCCTGAATGGTATTCCGTGGCTGAACAGGCCAATCTTGGTACTGATGGAGCCGCTATGATGCTGCAAAGCATGGGAGTACATGCCAGTGAAACTGCTTGGATTGGCACGGACTTTGATCGTGTGCTTGACAACAACGGAACCCTGACAGATCTCTACGACCAAGTCACTGGTCTGGTTCAAGATCTCCGCGACGCCAAGGCAGATCTAGCCGCGTGATCTCCTGTATGCAGTTCAAGCACACAGTCTTGAGATTGCGTAGTTCTGCGTCGGTAAGATCACCGTTCACATGCCACACTGTGAGTTGGCTGGGATGCCGGGCACGGAATCCACAGCGGTCGCAGGTGGCTTTTTTCTTATAACCTGCGGCCTGCCATCGCGGTGCACTGGGTTTCAATTTCCGACCACGACGGATACAGGCATTACATCGGCTGCGATAGTAGATTTTGTCACGGTGATAGCCATTGATGGCAGCAGGCTGCTTGCAGCAGACCTTGCACAGCGGTCTCATACGTCTACTTATCACAGCAGGCCTTAATTAAGGCACCTGTAAACCGCACTCTTTGACAACATCCAATAAATATCCATAACCATTTATAAGGATGCAAAACCATGGCTCTAGTATCTCCTGGTGTAGAAGTAACCGTCATAGACGAATCTAATTATATTCCTGCGGCCACCAACTCGGTGCCGTACTTCCTGATCGCCACGGCACAGAACAAGATCTCCGGCACCGGAGTGGGCGTGGCAGCAGGCACACTGGCAGCCAACGCTGACAAGGTCTACCTCATAACCAGCCAGCGAGATTTGTCAGCCACGTTTGGCGTGCCATTCTTCTACAAGACATCCGCGGGCACGCCCATCAATGGCTACGAACTCAACGAATATGGATTGTTGGCCGCCTACTCGGCCTTGGGCATTTCTAATCGTGCTTATGTTCAGCGTGCCAACGTAGACCTAGCAGAACTCACAGCCACCCTGGTTCGACCCACTGGTTCACCCGCAGACAACACCTACTGGTTTGATACCGCTGCCACATCCTGGGGCATATTCCAGTGGAACCAGACCACGGGTGCGTTCACGGTACAGACTCCCATAGTGATTACCGATGACACGCAACTCACTGGCAGCGAGCCTTTACAATCAGTGGGCAATATTGGTGACTATGCTGTGAACGCCCTCAATGCCAACAATCCTGTGTATTATAAGTCACCCGGTAGCAACGCAGGAACCGTGGCATCTCCAACTGAGTTGGTTCCGGCTAATTCTTGGGTATTGGTAGGTATCGATGACTGGAAAAACTCGTGGCCCACGGTGCAAGGCTCCAATTCCGTCACTGGTGCAGCACTAACTGCCGGTAACTCTATTATCATCAATGGTTTTGTTGTACCTGTACCAGTATCACCCAATAATACTTTAACCGGCTTGATCAACGCCATTAACGCCCAAAACATTCCCGGTGTCAAGGCCGAGACCAATCTCACACGTACCAGCAACAAATTATGGTTATACGCAGACGCTGATGCAGAAAGCGATGGATCATCCGCAGAAGGTGGTATCATCAATATTGATCCGTCCAGTACCGCAGGACTGCTTACCACATTAGGTATCAGTCTTTCACCCAGCAACTATTTCCTGGCTCCGGCTCTGCAACAGAGTCCCAATTTTACGGTACCCAGATGGCGTACCACAGACACCGGCGGCGGCAGACCCACTGGTTCCATCTGGAACATGACCACGGCAGTAAACCAAGGTGCCGAATTCATCATGAAAAAATACAGTGCTGTCCTGGGCATCTTCGTAGCACAGCCGTGCCCAATCTACGCCAATGATCAAAGTGCAAACAAGGCCCTGGATCCATCAGGTGGCGGACGCAACATCGCTGCAGGTGCCACTTATGCACAGTATGACAGTGATCCCGAAGATGCTGGTAACGAATACAACAATACCTTTACCACGGCTATTTTTGAACGGCTAGTGACAGGACCCACAGTGATCACTGGTGATGACACTACACCAGTATTCTCAGCTGGTACTAAAACTTTTACTATACAGTACAGCACAGCCAACAGTGACAGCCTGACCACAGCAGTAACAGTATCATTCACTGGAACCACAGCATCGGCTTTTGTCACAGCAGTATCAGCCGCCCTGCCTTCGGGCTCACCGGTATCGTCTTCAGTGTCATCAGATGGTGCCCTGGTGTTTACGCACAGTCTAGGCGGCGTTATCGTGTTGGATGGAGGCAGTCTCTCAAGTGGTCCTGTGTATGAAGCAGGTTTCATACCCTACGATTCCACTACCCAAGATGGAGTACTGGGCATCAGGCAGCAGCCCGGCACAGCCACGGCACTGTTGCTCAGCAACTGGGTGGCCTTGACCTACACTGCCAGCGACACAGCACCTAGCCAAGATCCAGCCGATGGACGCCAGTGGTACTATTCTGCTGTTGATCAAGTCGATATCATGATCCAGAACAACGGCAGTTTTGTGGGCTATCGCACTGTAAGCAACGATGTTCGTGGATTTAATCTTATACAAACTGATACAGCTGGACCAATAGTATCAGTCTCTGCTCCCACAGAGCAAAGCGATGGTACTCCATTAGTCCAAGGCGACATCTGGATTAATACCAGCAACTTAGAACTGTATCCTTTGATCTATCGCTGGCAAGAAGTAGATGGTGTACTGCAGTGGGTGGTCATTGACAACACTGATCAGACCACGGAAAACGGCATCCTGTTCGCTGATGCACGCTGGGCTCCCAATGGCACCACCAATCCCATCACGGATGCCATACCCACCATCGTCAGCCTCCTGTCGAGTTCATACCTAGACGTGGATGCACCTGATCCTGCACTGTATCCGGAAGGCATGTTGCTGTTCAACACACGCCGTTCAGGATTCAATGTCAAAGCATTTGAGTCGGATTACTTCAATGCCACAGACTTTGCTTTTGATGCCTACTCGGCTACTACCACCTATGCTGTGGGTGACAAGGTCAACTACAACTCCGTGTTGTATGTTTGTATCTTGGCCAGTACCGGCAACGCACCCAGCGGTAGCTCTATTTACTGGGACGCATTGGAAACCAATACCTGGCTCACAGTAAGTGGCAATCGTGCCAATGGGTCACCATACATGGGTCGTCAGGCAGTACGCCAGATCGTGGTAGCAGCCATGAAATCGGCCATCGACACACAGGACACACTGCGTGAAGAGCAAGTAGAATTCAATCTTTTAGCCACACCACAGTATCCAGAACTCATTCCCAACATGGTGGCACTGAACAACGAGCGGTCAAATACTGGCTTTGTTGTAGGCGACACACCACTGCGTCTGCCGCCCGAAGGCACTGCCATCACGGCCTGGGCTACAAATGCAGCCGGTCTGGGCACAGACACTGAGGATGGTTTGGTCACAGCAGATCCTTATCTGGCCACATTCTATCCTTCATGTCAGACCACAGACCTTGGTGGCAGCCAGGTGGTACAACCGCCCAGCCACATGATGGTTCGAACCATCATCCGATCAGACGAAGTGAGTTTTCCATGGTTAGCACCCGCAGGCGTGCGTCGCGGCGTGATTGACAACGCTGAACGCATTGGCTATGTCAACGGTCAGACCGGTGAATTTGTCACAATAGCCACAGGACAAGGCATACGTGATGTGCTGTATACCAACAAGATCAATCCTATCACGTTCATACCTGGCGTGGGCATTACCAACTACGGCAACAAGACCGAAGCTGCAACTGCATCTGCCTTGGATCGAATCAACGTGGCACGCTTGGTGGCGTTCCTGCGTGGACGTCTGGAAGAAATTGGCAAGACATTCGTGTTTGAGCCTAATGATCAGATCACTCGCAATGAGATCACCAATGCCATCGACGGACTCATGATCGACCTTGTAGCCAAGCGTGGTATCTATGATTACTTGGTAGTGTGCGATGAATCAAACAACACACCGGCTCGTATCGATCGTAACGAACTGTACGTGGACATCGCCATCGAGCCCGTGAAGGCCATCGAGTTCATCTACATTCCGCTGCGGATCAAGAACACTGGCGAGATCAGTTCTGGACAGGTAGCGTCGTCGGCCACCGTCTAACGGCGTCGCTAGATAAGAAAATGGGGGCATTGACCCCCATTTTTTTTGGCCTCAGTGGCCATAAATAATTGCATCAAGGAGAACAAGATATGGCCGTTTCATCACTCACAAGAATGACGGTGCCTTTGGCAAGCGATCAGAGCAATCCCAACCAAGGCCTGCTCATGCCCAAACTTAAATACCGCTTCCGGGCGATATTTGAAAACTTTGGTGTGAGCACACCCAGGACCGAGCTTACCAAGCAGGTCATGGATTTTACCAGACCTTCGGTGACGTTCGAAGAGATCACAGTGCCCATCTACAACAGCAATCTATATCTCGCAGGCAAGTATTCCTGGGAAACCGTTACCTGCAATCTACGTGACGATGCATCTGGGCAGGTAGCACGCCTGGTAGGTGAGCAACTGCAGAAGCAGTTGGACTTCATGGAGATGGCATCAGCAGCATCGGGCATCGACTATAAGTTCACCACCAAGTTTGAAGTGTTAGATGGCGGTAACGGTGTAGCCACACCCAATGTACTGGAGACCTGGGAACTGTATGGTTGTTATCTTACTTCAGTGAACTATAATGACGCTACCTACAGTGAATCAGCACCAATGACCATTTCAATGACCGTACGCTTTGATAATGCTGTGCAGACTCCGCTGGGCACAGGTGTTGGAGCCACAGTGGCGAGAACAGTCAACGACGTGATCACAGGATAATCCTGCCATGGCCTTTGGGCAGGATTTCCTCAAAACATTCTTTGGGAACGACTATCTCAAAGATTACACCCATGCGAGCAAGACCTTTCGTACCAACGGCTACGAAAATGCCCCGCGTCTCAAGTTCCTGTTCCATGTGTATTTCAACATCAATACCTCACAGGTACCTGCACTGCGTACCATATTCTCTGGTACAGATTCCAGCACCGTGGGTCTCTTGGTCAAGAACATCGAACTTCCCAAATACACTGTGCAAGTGGACACACTGAACCAGTACAATCGCAAACGACTGGTGCAGAAAAAAATAGACTACCAACCCATACGGGCTGTATTCCATGATGACGGCGGAGACTTGATCCGCAACATGTGGTACAATTACTATGCCTACTACTACAAAGATCCCAATCAGCCCTATCGCGGCCAGACTGCCACCAATGGCAGCATAGGTCCCAGTGCCAATCGTCAGGCCGGCTTTGGCTACAACACCCGAGACATATATGCCAACGATCGGCAGGTCAATGACTGGGGTTACGTGGGCGAGTCCTATGGTGATGGATCGCAGAGTGGCAACCCTGGCGGCAATCCAGCCGCAGGAAAACCTGCGTTCTTCCGAGACATTTCCATCTACGGATTTAACCAGCACAAGTTCGTGGAGTATGTGCTGATCAATCCCATGATCACAGAGTGGGCCCATGACCAGTACAACTACAACGAAAGCAACGGTACCATGGAAAACAGTATGACCGTGGCCTACGAAACTGTGAAATACTATTCGGGTGCTATTGGTAAAAGTCGACCTGACACCAACGTGCAGGGATTCGCCAATCCGCAATACTACGATCAGGTCCGGAGTCCATTGAGCCGTCCCGGTGGCACGCAGAGCATCTTAGGCCAGGGTGGATTGTTGGATGCTGGACTTGGTATCTACGAGGATCTGCAGACAGGATCAGTGGCCGGCGTGATAGGTGCGGTGCAGAAAGCCGGCACGGCCTACAACACTTTCCGCGGCAAGGATCTCAAAGCCATCGCTAGAGAAGAAGCCAATGCCGGTCTCAAAGATGTGCTACGCAACACCATACCTGGTCAGGTAAGACCTCAGATCAATGGCCAACCTGGTGCCCTGCAAGGAGTCACACAGAGATTGCAGGCACCCATATTCCCCACACCACCCAGAGGTAGGACATAATGGGATCAGTAAACACCATCAACCCCGCAGTGGATCTCACGGTCAGAGTCTACGACGAATTCTATCAGTTTGCCGTGGACGTGGACGCCAACGAATACGACGTGGTCAATAGTTTTTTTGAGTCTGTGTTTGGTACAAAGGATGCAGCAGCCAATTTCACTGCCACCTTGTTCCGCATAGCGGATCAGACACAGACACCAGTGCTGACCTTGCTGGCCGAGATCGAGGACATGAACAAGATACAGCTCACTGCTACCTTGGCCTACTATCTTAATGGACTTCGTAGTCCCACCACGCTGCTGGGCATCAACGCCGCAGTCACACCCAACTTCTGGACCGCTCGCAACGTGCTGCCATGAGCAAGTTTGCCCAGGGTGTGTACAAGGTCACAAACCCGCTGAAGTACGTGGGCAAGCGAGAACCCCGATATCGATCTGGCTGGGAACTGGCGTTCATGAGATTCTGTGACACCAATGACAACATCCTGCAATGGGCCAGCGAAAGCATAGTGATACCCTATCGCCATCCACTCACTGGCAAAATGACCAACTATGTGCCGGACTTTCTGATAACCTATCGTACTAAGGACAATCGCATGTGTGCCGAAGTCATTGAGATCAAGCCCAAGAAGCAGAGCGTGATAGAAAGCAAGGCCTCCGCACGTGATCGTGCTGTGGTGGCCGTAAACTATTCAAAATGGGACGCTGCCACCAAGTGGTGCCGCCGACAAGGGCTGCAGTTCCGAGTAATCAACGAAGATCAAATCTTCCGAAACGGTTCAAAATAGCGGTAAATACCGCATGACGAGAAAACTTGAAGAACTCTTTGACCTCCCCACAGACCAAGACAGCCACACTGCTGAGCCGGATAACGACATCGAGGCAAACCTGCCCATCATGCCAGAAACTCTGGCTGCTCTTGACAAGATCGAAGCCGCCCTCCCAGCAGTGAAAGGCCTAGACGCATCCGATGCTGAAATGGATGCCTTAGCCGAAAAAGCCACACAAGAATTTGACAATCTCATGGACCTGGGCATGCAGGTGGACAGCCGCTATGCGTCAGAGATATTTTCCGTGGCCAGTACCATGCTAGGACACGCCATCACGGCCAAGACTGCCAAGATGAACAAAAAGCTGAAGATGATAGATCTGCAGATGAAGAAACTCAAACTGGACAGAGAATCAGATCAAGATCCTCAACATCTGCCCACTGCCCAGGGACATGTGTTGGACCGCAATGAACTGCTTCGGCATTTGTTGCAGCCTGCAGAACTCACAAAAGAACCAAAACGCTAAATATATCCATAGGATCCTGATATGAAAAACTTCAAAGATTATCTAGTCGAAAGCGAAAAAACCTTCGCGTATCGCATCAAAATCGTGGGTGATGTGCCTTCGGGCTTCATTAAAGACTTCCGAGAAAAACTTAAAAAGTTTGATCCGGTGTCAGTGGGCGAAGTCAAGACCACTCCCATCTTATCACAGCCCCAGGACTTTCCGTCATTCTCCAATGAATCCGTGAATATCATGGACGCCACATTCCGTTATCCTGCTACCGGACCACAGATCCAGCAGATAGCTGAACTGTGCGGACTGAATGCTGATCGTATCGTGATCAACCAATTGAACTATGCCGAAGGCATGGACAAGGAACTGTTAGGCATCGAAGAACAGAACAAGGATCTCTTGAACTCGCCTTATCCTGCAGACACCAAAGAACAACGAGATCTCATCAAAGACTATTCAGCCGTGGGCAAGGACAAGCAGGTAGTGAAAAATTCCGCTGAAGATGCTACATGGACCGTGGCTGGTGGACGGACACCGCCTGCAGAGACCACTAACGATCTACCCCAGGGCATCAAGAGCCCAATGACTGCTATCAAGCGTCCACCACGGCCAGCCACTGGCAGACAACCCACAGGAAGATAACATGGACAACATCTACGACATACTGAACCGTTTCAATGCCGCAAGCCAACCCTTGATGGAAGGCCGTGGAAGCAAACCCGATTTCCTGGATCTCGACAAGGATGGCAATCGCACTGAGCCCATGAAGGCAGCGGCCAAGGAAGTGGACGAAGCATCCTATTCGGCCAAGGCCGCACGTGCCGGCAAAGACATCGGCAAGCCTGGCAAGAACTTTGAAAAGATCGCCAAGTCAGCCGGCGAGCGTTATGGTAGCAAAGCCGCAGGTGAAAGAGTGGCGGGTGCTGTGTTGGCCAAACTGCGTGCCAAAGAAAGCGTGGCTGAAGGCGATGTGGAAGAAGGCAATGACTTCACAGGTGCCCGCCTGGCAGCCATCAAGGCCGGCAAACCTACGTTTAAAGTAGATGGAAAAGTTTACAAAGTCACTGGCGACACGTCAGATGAGAAGGTCATGGAAAAAACTGTGTGGCCAGGCACCAAAGAATACAAGTCCAAATTTCCCGATGACATGCGTACCGGCGAAAAACGTCGCAGTTCCACCGGCGGCGAGATCGAACGCACAGCTACCGGCGTGAAGCACACAGCCAAGCCCTACGATGATGAAGATGAAGCACAAGTGGATGACGGCATGCCAAAGAAAAAAGGTCGTCCCAAAGGCAGCAAACGTGCTTTGGGTGCCAAAGGTCCTACTGGCAAATCAAAACTTCTGCAGAAAGGTTCTATCCGCGAAGCCGATCTCGAGGAAGACTACGACAAAGACGAGTATGACGAAGAAGGTGAAATGGCCCAGAGTCAGGCTCGTACCATAGAGGATGCTGCCCGAGAACTGCAAAGCATCTTGGATGCTGACGAGAATCTTCCAGAGTGGGTACAAAAGAAAATCTCTCTGGCCATGGACTACATCGACACAGCACGTGATTATCTGGCAGCCAATCGGCCCGGTGACGAGATCATGGCAGAAAAAGCCGTGAGCAAAGCACAGCGTGCCGCAGCCGGCATTGCCCGTGCTGCACAAAAAGGCGACATTCCAAAGAGTGAACTGCGTGGTGCCTCAAAAGAAATGGCTAAAATGCCTGCAGGTGAATTGAAAAAATTCGCCAAGACCCGAGAAAAAGGTCTGCCACAAAAGGTCAAGAAAGACGAATCCGTAGAAGAGACCACTGTGGCAGGATCAGTGGCTCCTTCAGTGGAAGCACCCAAAGGCAAAAAAGGCGGCATGGTCTTTGGCAAAGGTGTGTACGAAGGTCGACTGGAAGAGTCTTATAAATCACGACTGGAAACCATGCTCACAGAAGGCATGAGCATCAACATGTCAGTGGGCGAAGATGGACGCAAAAATCTATCTGTTTCAGCCACCGATGACGATGCTGTAAAACTGGCACAGATCTTGAAACTGGCCGGCATGAAGCAGGCCACGGGCTATGATGATGCCTGCCCAACCTGTGGTGCTGGTCGAGGCATGTGTGAGCATGAAGTGGTAGAAGAAGCCGACCTGGCCAATTCCGCAGATGACACTGTGTATGCTGATACCAACTACATGACCCAGACTTTAGCAGGCGGACTCAACGGTCCCAAACTGCAGGTCAACCCCAACAATCCTGCAGACAATCCTTTGTCCATGCGGAAATTGGGCCAGCACAGCAGCAGCAGCCTCAATCTTGGCAGCGAAGCAGACAATTTGAAAGAAGAGACAGAACGCAAGCTCATGGATCTCTATCAACGGTTTGAGGCCAAATGAAAACACTCCGCGACTACATCACTGAAACTGAAGCCTGGATCGATGAACCAGCCACGGGCGATGACTTCGCCATCAATCTGCGTGAAGAATGCCTGATTGAAACCTACATCGTGGACACTGTGGAAGATGGTGTGGTGCTGCAGGCCGATGAACAAATGATGTCTTTGCTGGAACAGTATGGTTTGATCGGTGAACGCATTGGCAGATATGGTGCTGTAGGATCCAATGCAGCACAGGGCTACAGCATTGGTGAACAGGACATGTCAGCCCAGGATCATCAAGAAGAAATAGAAAATGATCTAGTGGGCGAACACGGTGGCGGCATTGGTCCTCGACAGCACTGGCAAGATCTCATGAAAGAAGAACCCGTGGAAGAAGATTTCATGGGCCGCATGCTGGAATTAGCCGGTGTTGATGCCACAGTGAAAGAAACTGCACCCTACGAACCTGAAACAGATGCCGCACACAACAACCCTCTAGCAGCCAAGGCCGCGGATCTCGCACCCGTGGGTGCTGACTCATCAGCAGGACGCACTGCTACCATTGACGAAGATGGAGTGGATCCCGTAAACGCCGCCGGTGAAGATGCCGAAGAACTTCAAGGCAACATGACCGCTGAAGCCAAGTATCAAGGCCGTGAAGTACAACTGGGCAAGCCCATGGCCGGCGATGTGAAAAAATCCAAGGTCTATGTGCGTGGCCCCAAAGGCAACGTGGTCAAGGTCAACTTTGGCGATCCTAACATGCGTATCAAGAAGTCAAACCCTGCACGCCGCAAGAGTTTCCGGGCAAGACACAACTGCGACAACCCGGGTCCCAGATGGAAGGCCCGATATTGGTCGTGCCGGGCATGGTAATCTAAAGGAAAACAACTATGGCACAGGCCAACGTATATACTTCAGCATCCGCACAAGCATGGTTCACAGACAAGTGCCGCATCTCCACAGGCAACAACACCGTGACCTACAATGTGAACATCATATATCCCACAGCAAGTGGCAATATATTTTCCAACGCAGCTGTCATTCCGGCCAACTGGCAGACTGATGTGTGGGTGGGTGTGGGCAACGAACTCACAGTGGTAGGCGGCAACGTCACGCTGCAAGAAGTAGGCACTAGATCATCTGGCCAAGTGTCGGTACAACAAGCCGGCGGCAGCTTGCCCAACTGGGGATTACCACCTCCCGTAGGAGTATAACTCCATGCGAGCACGTGAGTTCATCACGGAACGCAGCGACAGTGTGAGAGCCGTGGGTCGACGACGTAATCGTCAAGCCGGCAATCTCCAAGACGAATACGACTATGCCAGCACCGGTGCTCTAACCAGTTCGGATGCGGATCGCTACTATGATCTCTATCGTGCGGGCATGCTCATGGGTCGGGCACCCGCAGACGTCCACAAGGTGGACGCCGCATCATGGATGAACAATCGCGGATATTTTGGCTACTACACGGATGTGGAACGCGAAAAGATCGAAACAGCATTCAAAGAATTGGGACTGAAACCAGAAACCTTGATCGAACCGGGCAGCCTGGAACCACCGGGTGTGAATACCGTGAGCCCCGTAAGAGGCTTTGGTGGATACCCACGCTAAATAGATATCAGCCACAGGACACTAGACATGAAAATAGCAGACGTACTCCGGAAGATAGCAGATGCTGTGGAAGCAGATCAAGATCCTGGTCAACCAGACCC